TTTCTAATTTTCTATAATATTTATCTATAAAATAAATCGTTTAAAAAATTAATTAAATGGCAACATCAAACAAAGTATTCGTTTCTCCGGGTGTTTATACTACCGAAAGTGAACTATCATTTGTTGCTCAAAGTGTCGGTGTTACAACTCTTGGTGTAGCGGGCGAAACCCTCAAAGGACCAGCCTTTGAGCCGATATTTGTGACAAACTATGATGAGTTTACCGCTTATTTCGGGGATACTTCACCTGAAAAATTTGTGAACACACAAATTCCTAAATATGAATTAGCATATATTGCTAAAGCTTATTTACAACAATCAAATCAACTATTTGTCTCAAGAGTTTTAGGACTTTCAGGTTATGACGCTGGTCCATCTTGGTCAATTAAAACAATAGCAAATGTAGACACGTCTACCATTGGTTTATCGGGTTCTCCTACGACTTTCACATTACCATTTACTGCAACAACGGCAGGTTCATACACTTATGGAACCTCAACTGCTGGTTTCGTAGGGACACCTATGTCATCTGATTTTACTTCAAATTATACCAAATTTAATGGTAGTATTTCAAGCATCCAATCTGACCTTAATAGTTTTATTAGGGCGATTGTTAATACAAATTCTTTGTCTGCAACAACATCTGACTTTTGGGGACCAATAACTTCGGCAGATTTTAACACAGTAACTTCAACATATTCAAATGTAACAAATTCTTTTGGATTAGATACTTTGTCTTTAAGTGCGGTTTCTTATAGTGATGCGAATAACGATGTTTGGTATTATGCAACTTTTGACCCTACAACAGGTCAAAATTACCAAGGTTATTCATTCTACACTGTAATGGGAAGTAATTTCGGAACTAATGGTAGTGGAACATTCACAGGAACTGTTTCGGGTAGTTACTATACATTTACAGGAACATCATATTCTGGTTATAATGAAATAGTAGTTGCAACTTTAAGGTCTAGAGGTATTACTGAATATACATCAACATCAAATGGACAAACTTATCAAGTAACAGGTCTTTCTGACGTATCTATGGTTTGTACTGGAGCATATTCAGCGGTAACCAAAAATCCTTTCAGTACTTTCTTGATTTCAGGTTCACAATACAACTCAAAGGCATTTAGTTTTGAAGTTTCTATGGATAGTACCCAAGCAAACTTTATTCCTAAGGTATTAGGAACAGGTAACTTCTCAAAAGAAAGAGCGGACATCCCAATTTTTGTTGAAGAGAGCTACCCAACAACTTTAAATTGGGCATATAACAAAGGTTATATTAGAGGTTTGAGTTGTACTTTAGAAGATTTACCAAGAGCAAATACTTTATCTTCAACATCTATTGCAAACTATCTTGAAAGATATCAAACAGCTTATTCTCCTTGGGTTGTTTCTGAATTACGTGGTAATACAATCTATCAACTATTCAGATATATAACAATTTCAGACGGTGATGCTGCCAACACAGAAGTTAAAGTATCTTTAGCGAATATGACTTTTGATAATAACACTTTCGATGTTTTGGTAAGGGACTTTAATGATACTGATGCGAATCCAGTTGTTTTAGAGAAGTACACAAATTGTTCTATGGACCCATCACAAAACAACTACGTAGCTAAGAAAATTGGTAGTCAAGACGGTCAATACGCAATTATTTCTAAAAGAATTATGATTGAGGTTAATCCTGACGCTCCAACAGACGCACTTCCTTGTGGTTTTGAAGGATATCTTGTTAGAACTTATGATAATACTCTTGTTAAACCTGAGATTATCCCAATTTATAAAACTAAGTATTTCTACCCTGGTGAGACAATATATAATCCTCCATTTGGGACTACTGCAGGAGCAGACAACTCAGTTTTAAGTAATGGAGAAAATATCAGAAGAGCATATCTTGGATTCTCAGATACTGTTGGTTGGGATAATGACTTCTTTGCATATAAAGGAAAACAAACTCCATCAGGATTTACTTGTTATGAACAAACATATTCAAATTGGACTAAACTTACAAAAGGTTTCCACATGGATAGTGGGGCAACTGTTGTAAAAATTGCTTCGGCTTATTCTACAAGTGGAATGCCAGCTTTTGAAGTTGGAGCCGCTTCATTCCAATCTGACCCACTTGATTCTAATGACCCATACTACAGAACTTATTCTCGTAAGTTTACAGTATTGGCTTATGGAGGTTTTGACGGATGGGATGTATATAGAGAAAATAGAACTAACACTGATGACTATCAGTTAGGTAAATTAAAATATCTATATGGAGCACTTGCTGCTTGTCCTTCATATCCTAACGCAACAGGTTGGGGAGCATTTAGACAAATCGTAGTTGAAGATAATACTGCGGACTATGGAAATACTGACTTCTACGCATATAAGCTAGGTATTCAAACTTTCCAAAACCCAACAGTTATTAACATTAACGTTTTGGCAACTCCAGGTATTGACTCAACTAACAACTATCAACTTGTTAAAGCCGCGATTGATATGGTTGAGATTGATAGAGCCGATTCAATTTATGTTATGACAACACCTGATTTTGAACTTTATCAAGCATCTGCGTCTTTAGATAACTTAATTTATCCACAAGATGCGGTTGATAATTTGGCAACTGAAGATATCGATTCAAATTACACAGTTACTTATTACCCTTGGGTATTAACAAGAGATACTGTGACAAATACACAAATCTATATCCCACCAACTGCAGAAGTTTGTCGTAACTTAGCACTTACAGATAATATTTCATTCCCTTGGTTCGCAACCGCAGGTTACACAAGAGGTATTGTAAACTCTGTAAGAGCAAGAAAACGTCTAACACAACTTGACAGAGATACTCTTTATCAAGGTAGAATTAATCCGATTGCAACCTTCAATGATGTTGGAACAGTAATTTGGGGTAATAAAACTACACAAATTAAAGAAAGTCCTCTTGACAGAATTAACGTTAGAAGATTATTGTTACAGGCTCGTAAGTTGATTTCAGCAGTCGCAATCAGATTGTTGTTTGAACAAAACGACGCAGTTGTAAGACAACAGTTCTTGGATTCTGTAAACCCAATCTTGGATGCTATCAGAAGAGACAGAGGTATCACAGATTTCCGTGTAACGGTTTCTAGTACACCTGAGGAATTAGATTCTAACCAAATGTCAGGACGTATCTTCTTGAAGCCAACTAAAGCTCTTGAATTTATTGACATTGAGTTCGTAATCACCCCACAAGGTGCAAGTTTTGAAAACGTTTAATAAAATTAAATATAAATTTAAAAACCCTCGGAAACGGGGGTTTTTTATTTTTAATATATTTATAAAGTATGAAAGTAATTCTTGTAGAAAATTTTAAAGAAGAAACAACCCCTGATATTGAGTATTATGCATTTGATTGGGATGATAATATCATGATAATGCCAACTCAAATTATATTAATGGGCGAAAACGGGGATGAGGTCGGCATGTCTACCGAAGATTTTGCTGAACATAGACACCAAATAGGTAAAGAAACTTTTGAGTATAAGGGTAAAATGATTAAAGGATTTGCACCAGACCCATTTAGGTTCTTTTCAACCAAAGGGGATAAGAGATTTATCATTGATTCAATTTTGGCAAAACCAGGACCCGCATGGGACGATTTTGTAAACGCAATTAATAATGGGTCCATTTTTTCAATAGTGACTGCTAGAGGACATTCTCCATTAGTTATAAGACAAGCAATCGAAAATATGATTGAACTTAATTTTAAGGGAATTTCTAAAAAAGAACTTGTTAGAAACCTTAGAAAATTTAGGGACATAGCTGGAGAAGAAGATATGTCAGATGAACAACTTATTGAGACTTATATGGATATGAACAAATATTATCCTGTAACTTTTGGTTCAGGTTCAGCACAAAGCCCCGAAAAAGGAAAATTAGAAGCTTTGAAAGAATTTGAAAGTTATGTAAAATACATTTCAGAATATTTGCATAAACAAGGATTTCTTAAAAACAAAATTTCAAATAGATTTATTCCAAAAATATATTTTTCAGATGATGATAAGAAAAATCTAGAATATACTCATGGAAAACTTGCAAAAAGACCAGAAAATATAATTCAATTTGTATCAACTCATGGAGGAGAAAGAAAAAAGTATGATGGATAATATTTATTAACTGGATTTAGTTAAGTTTCATAAAAAAAAAATTAAAGTAAATAGAAAAATTTTAAAACAAAACTATTTATAGTATATAAAACAGAAAGAAATAAAAAATTTAAAAAACAAAAAATACTATGGCTGATTTATTAATGAAAATGCCGATACCTTATGAACCAAAAAGGAAAAACAGGTTCATTTTAAGTTTCCCAAGTGAACTTGGTATCAATGAATGGTACGTTGAGTCTGCATCAAGACCTGCAATTACCATAGGTTCTACCCCAATTCCTTTCTTAAATACAGAAAGATATGTTGCAGGTAGATACACTTGGGGAGAAATTCAGGTAACTTTCCGTGACCCTATTGGTCCATCGGCCTCTCAGGCACTTATGGAATGGGTTCGTCTTCATGCTGAATCTGTAACAGGTCGTATGGGTTATGCTGCGGGTTATAAGAAAGACGTTACATTACAGATGTTAGACCCAACAGGTGTTGTTGTTGAAAAATGGATTATGGTTGGTTGTTTCTTAACAAAGGCCGACTTCCAATCGTTAGCATACGGAGAAGACGGACTTGTAACAATTCAAGCAACACTTCGCCCTGATTACTGTGTACTAGTATATTAAAAAAATATATATTCAAATTACTATTTACAAATCCACACTTGTTGTGGATTTTTTTTTATAAAAAAAATTTCAAATGAACGAACAAATTGCAGGACAAGAAAATTTTAACTTACCACATGATGTTGTAATGTTACCAAGCCAAGGTAGATTTTATAAATCTAAAAAGAAAAGTGTTAAAGTAGGGTATCTAACAGCCGCTGACGAAAATTTATTATCTAATATTGGAAAATTTTCAGGAGAACAATTGATTACTAGATTGGTAAGAAACAAACTTTATGAACCGGATTTAAACCCATTTGAAATGTTAGAGGGTGATGTTGAAGCGGTATTAATTTTTTTAAGAAATACTGCATTTGGAAGTGAATATATTTTTAATCTTGTTGACCCACAAACTGGAAATAAATTTGAATCAATTATCCCATTGGATGAGTTATCGTTCAATAAACCTGAAACGGAACCTGATGAGAATGGGTATTATAGAACTAAACTACCTAAATCAGGGGCAGAAGTTAAATTAAAACTTTTATCTTATGGGGAAAATAATGAAATTGAAAAAATGGTGGAAGAATATCCGTCACACATGATTGCCCCAAAAGTCACACTAAGACTTAGTAAACAAATAGTGGAATTAAATGGTTCAACAGAAAAAGGAGATATCTTTAAATTTGTTGAACAAATGCCAATCATGGATTCGAAGTATATTTCAAATTTTATAAGAAAAAATGAACCAAGGATTGATTTAAGTAGAGAAGTAACAGCCCCGTCAGGAAAAAAGGTCAACGTAAGAGTTACCTTTGGGGCTGAGTTTTTTCGCCCTTTCTTCTAATTATATGATGTCCTTATTGGACCAATACTACCTTTTAGGTAAGTATTTACATACTTCATATTCTGATTTTTTACAGATTCCTATTTATCAAAGACGATATCTAGTTGATAAAATTATTGAATTAAATACCCCAAAAAAATAACTATTTGATTATTTATAGTTATGATGATGATGATGGATGAAACAGCACCTTCCGAGGAACAAACCCTTGGAGAAGCGACCAAACAACTAGATGCCCAAATTTTTAATTTAGGGGTGTCCTACCAGGGAGTTAGTGAAATGTTTAACACCGGAGCAGAAAGTCTATATAACTCAACTGAAAATATGATTGTTAATGTTGATAGGGCAATGCAAGGTCTTATCAATACAATGGGTCGAGGGGAGACTTTTGCAGATGGAATACGTAAAAATTTAGCAAAAGCAATACCTACTGTTATTGAATTAGGAGGTCAGGTTACTGATGTTGCAAGAGTTAATAATGAATTCACACAAACTTTAGGAAGAAATATAACTTTAAATGCTGAACAAACAGAACAGTTGTTTGCTGCTGAAAAAATTTCTGGCGCAAACGCTAAAGAGTTAGTTGGAAGTTTCGCGGATGTAGGATTGTCAATTAAAGACATTTCCGTGAACATGATTAAAGTAAGAGAAGTTGCAAATAATTTAGGTGCAAACGCAATTGCTGTATCTAAAGAAGTTGTTGGTAATATGGAAAAGTTAAACAGATACAACTTTAGAGATGGAGTTGAAGGTTTAGCTAGAATGGCCGCACAATCTCAAACTTTGAGAGTTAGTATGGAAAAAGTCTTTGCGTTGGCAGATGATATTATGGACCCTGAAAGGGCGATTGAATTAGCAAGTTCATTACAAAGATTAGGAGCATCATCACAAGCTCTCACAGACCCATTAAGGTTAATGGATTTGGCTCAAAACAATGTACCACAATTACAAATGGAACTTGGTAAAATGTTTAAACAATATACCAAGTTTAACGAGGAAACCAAATCATTTGAAATTGACAAAGGAGCTAGATTACAAATCAAAGCGATTGCCGATGAAATGGGTATTGGTCTAGATGAGGCTGAAAGATATGGATTAAGTTTTGCAGATTTAAATAAAAAATTATCAGAAATTTCTTTTGCTGGATTAGATATTGACGAAGACACCAAAACACTTGTTGCCAATATGTCAACTATGGGTGAGGGTGGTGAGTATACAATAAAAACAGAATCAGGTGAAGAAGTTGCATTACAAACTTTCTTAGACCAATATAAAGGTAATGAGGATGAACTCAAAAAGTTTTTACAAGTTAAAGAAAAAGAAGAGGGTAAAACTTATGAGGACAAAATGCTTGAGGCTCAAGAAGACATTGCTGAATTGGCAAGGAAACAACTTGACGCTTATACAAAGGCTGAAAAATTAGGTCAGGCGGCGAAAGTCGCTCTTCCTGCTTCTGTTGCAGGTTCAGAACTTGCTCAACAGATGTTAGCGGTTAATACACAATTAGCTGAACAAATTAATAGACCAATCATAGATAATTTAGGTCCAAACAGTCCGACTATTCAGTCTTTTGATAGGGCTGGACAAGGGTTAGAAGATATAGTTGACGAGATGAAAAAAGAAAATCCTGATTGGGATAAAGTGATGACTGTTTTTGAAACAACTGCTACAACATTACTCCTTGATATGACTAAATCTGTCGGGGATATTTTCAAAGATATGTCCCAAACTATTGGACCGGCTTTAAAATCACTTGGAGTAGATATTGAAGGAATTACTAATGCTATTGAAGATAAATTTACTGATATTATTGGAAGTATTGATGTTGAAAGTTTAAAGGCTAAATACCCTGACTTATCTGAATCCATTTTATCAAGTTTTGAAGAAATAAAAAACAAAGCAATGGGAAATGGGGAACAAACCCAAGATTTGAAAGACCAAATAGATGATGCTTTGCAAGGTATACAATCTAATTTACCAAATAGTCTTGACGATGCTAAAAAAGTGTATAATGAGTTAATTGGTAAAATTCCATCAGAACTAAAACCTGATTTAGAAAAACTTAAAGAGTCAATTGACAAAATGACCGAAGGTCAAGGAGCTCAAGGAGGGGGAAGTATCCAACCACCACCACCACCACCAACAGCAGATGGAGTTGAAGGTGTTAATCCACCACCGCCTCCACCACCAATTTCTATACCACAGACAGGTAATGACTCAAATACAGGAATGGTTCCATTATCTCCAAATATTAATATTCCGACAATAGATACTACAAATATTGATAAATCATATGAAGGTGTAACTACTTTTTTAAATAATCAAATTGAGAGTTTACAAAATTCAATATCACAAGGTAGTATTACTACTAATGCGGTTTCCGAATCGGCATCGAATCAAAACTCACCTACCGAAATTAATTTAAATGACAAGACATTTAACTACGACGATATTAAAAATCAATTAGAACAACTTAATCAAAATTTAATAAGTTCCCAAAGTCTAACAAATCCACAAAATTTATTAGTACAAGAACCAACCACACCAACTGTGGTGACACAATTTGAACAACTAATTACTGATATACCAAAATTATCAGAAAATGCTATTGAAAATATAAGAAACCAATTTAGTCAAACTAACACAGAACAAAATTTAACTAATATAAATAATAAAATTGGGAATACAATTACTGAAATACCTGCGTTACAGACACCTGAAATGCAAAGTTTAATTTCACCATCACCGGCAGCCATTAATCCATTAGAAATACCCAAAGTTGAAAACTTAATGACTAATAATAATTTTAACTATGGAGGTGAAGTTAAAATATCACATGAAATGGAAATTAAAGTATCAAGCACTGACGGAAAATTAAAAGGAGATGAGTTAGGTAAGTTATTAAAAGACGAGATAAAAAGAAATAATCAATTAGCAGGTGAAATAGGTAGGGCTATAAATGGCGCTGATTTAGGAGCCTTGAAAAAACCTGGAGCAATTTCTGAACCACAATTCACTTAATAAGTTTCTTTTAAAAAACCCTATTAATGTATTTATTATTAAACAATCATAAATGGCGGGTAATCTGTTAACTTTTGAGGGGTCTCAGGAATTTAGAAATAAGTTACTTTCTAAAAATTTACCTTCATATAAAATAGAAGGAGTATATAGCTCGTCAAACGGGGCTAAAGCGTATCCATATTCCCAATCGGATATAGTACCAAATGATACCCCAAATGTATCACAGAGTATTTTTGATGAGGCAACTGAGGCAATAGTATCTAACAAATACGGACCAAGTGGTAATATCTTGGATTCGGGTGAAATTGTTTCAGCGGGAGGAGGTGGACAGGTCTCAATGTCACAGGCGGGTACTGGAGATGTTAATGATAAAAATTCTGAAATAACTAGACCATATGACGAAAGTTCCGCTAACTTACAATTATTAAATAATTTCTATATAGACGCAGCTGCGGTTGTTAATAGATATTCTCCACCAGGAGGTTATAATGGGACATTTATCTCAACTGAAAATATACAACCAAAAACAACAACAAGAAATGGGGAATATCCAAATTTCTTGTTCCCTGATTTTGTTTTTTTAAATCCTTTACTGGGAGGTGCAATTTCATTAAATGGAATAAGCTCAAACGCATTAAGTAACTTTTCCCAAGATTCTTACCTACAACAACTCTCGACTATTTTTTTAGCGGATGCTTTTAGAGAAAGAGTTAATAGAGAAATAGAGAAGAACACAATTGGTAGAGTTAATTTACAGGCATTTAGTGATGTTTTTTCTGCATCATTATTGGCAAGTGGACAACAAGGATTAATTGCAAAAAATTGGACGATTACAGTTCCTGATGGAGTATTTGACCAAGCAAAATTTTTACTACAAAGATTTTCTGGAACATATATCCCAACCTCACCAATAGAAGGAGAGTACTTTCAAACACCACAAAGACAAAAAACTAAAGCAGGACAATTAGTTCAGAGTGTAATTAATAAATTCACAAAGCCTGCAACACCCCCAACAGGGTCAAAGAAATTTTTAAATAATACTGGTTCAGGTCAAAAAAGTGTTTTATTTGATAACTTAGGATACAACAGATTTAAACCTGATTATGAACAAAACACAACACAAATTGGAATTGTTGTTGATAACTTATTTAATCGTGATAATTCGCTTACAAATTTTTATGTTGGAACTGAAACAAATGACCCACTAAGAATTGCTTCTCCTTCAGACCAAGTCCCATATGATGCTTATGGTAATCAAACAAGTTCTATTGTTTTAGGACCTGACGGGCTTTCAAAAGAATACGAAGGAACAGAACTTGAAAGATATAAATTTGGACTCGCAAGTGTTGCATATAATGAAGACCAAGACCCATCAGGAGGTTTTTCTTGGGTTGATAGTAGAAACAAATCAGATGCTGGTAAATACGTAGGACCTGGAGGTGAAAATTTTGGTATATCACCCGTGTTCCAAGGAAATGTAGGGAACAAGTTTGCATCATCTGAATCTACAAATGTACAATTCAAAAAAGGTTCAATACTAGATGAAACGCAACGACTCATAGAATCGGCACCTGTATCAGGGGCAAAAAGATTGGTTCACGTTGGTAATGCTATTAATCAAGTTAGTAAAGTTTTTAATGATGGGTACAAAGAGTTAACTAAAGGTTCAAAAGTTAGAAAGTTTGTAAATAAAAACGGTGTTGAAGTTGGACAAGAATATGGAAGAGTATTTGCTAAAGATATACCATACCTTACTTATCAAAATCTACAATCAACCATTGCTAATAGTGATGGACTTGAAACTAATGGAAATATTAGAAAATTTACATACTCTGTTTTAGATTCAACATATAACTTAAATATCGCACCTTTAGGAGGTGACTCATCTACAAATATTAAAGATGGTAGAGTTAAAAAGTATATGTTTTCAATTGAAAACTTAGCATGGAGAAACACACCTGAATATGAGGCTTTACCTGAATGTGAGAAAGGACCAAATGGAGGTAGAATTATGTGGTTTCCACCATATGATTTAAAATTAGATAATGAGAGCTCATCACCAAAATTTAATCAAACTAATTTTTTAGGAAGACCTGAACCTGTATATACATATGAAAACACAACAAGAAGTGGTGGAATTTCTTGGAGTATAATTGTTGACCATCCTTCAGTTAGTAATTTAATTGTAAAAAAAGAACTTGAAAGAGCTGATGGTAATTTGGCAACACAAGTATTAGCTTCATTTTTTGCAGGATGTAAAAAATATGACATATATGAATTAGCCAGAAAATATTCAACACTTGGAAGAGATACAATAGAACAAGTTTATCAAAAAGTATTGGAGAGTAATCAAACTTCAGATGAACAAAAAAAGGCCGCGATGAACGGGATGCCAAGTTCAAACATACCTGAAAGTAATGAAGATACAGGAGGTTTAACTGATTATATAAATTTTGGTTTTTATTTTGAAGACTATAATGGAACTGAATCTTTAACTAATTATCAAACGTTATACGATACATATCAAAATAATAAGGCTCTATATCAACAACAAAATCCTCAAGGAACCGAACAAATAAATAATTTTTTTGACGTTGTTTTAGTACAAAATATAGAAAGTATGAAAGACCTTAGAAGTCTAATTGCAGAGACTCTTGAGAACGATAAAGGTGTTGTTGAAATAACTATGAACGGAACTAATTTAGTTGGAGGAGGAACAAATATTGGTATATCACAAGATTGGTTCGAATCTGCAAAATTATTTTTTACCCAACAACAATTAGGTAATAATAAAACCGTAAAGGATTATGAGAATAGTGGTAAAATAGTATTCAAATCAAAAAATTTAGGAACATTAACTACTTCCCAAATTCAAATTAACGGACCATCACCATCGGCAATACAATGTGACCAATCACAAGGTGGAATTTATTCTTTTGATGCATGTGCTTGTAGAGCAATAAAAATTGAGAATATTATAATAACACCTCCAGCAGTTACTGAAGCTTCAGGAGGAGGACCCGTAAGTAATTCAGAAGTACCTAATCAAGATACATTAAACGGACAAAAACCAAAACAGGCAATTAATTTAGATGTACAATTTAAAGGATTAAGTAAGAGAGTTTTAAGGGAACTTTTAACTGAATGTAATTATTTTGAGACGATAAAAAGTACCGATAGTTTTATATATGAAAGTATAAAAAATAAATTTAAATTTTTTAATCCATTATTTCACTCAATTACTCCTGAAGGATTAAATGCTCGATTGGTGTTTTTAAATCAATGTGTAAGGCCTGGTAGAACAATACCTACAAAACAAGAAAATGGGGAAAGCGTTGTAAAAGATTCATTTAACACAAATTTTGGTACCCCTCCAGTTTTAATTTTAAGATTTGGAGATTTTTACAATACTAAAATAATTCCTACAAACCTTTCAATTTCATATGAACCACTTTTAGATTTAAATCCTGAAGGTATTGGAGTTCAACCTATGATTGCTAAAATTACTTTAGGTTTTGATATGATTGGTGGACATGGGTTAAAAGGTCCTGTTGAGAAATTACAAAACGCATTATCATTTAACTATTATGCTAATACCGAGATGTATGATGAGAGAGCTGATGCGACCGAAGATACTACAGCAGTTGATAAAGCATTATTAGAAGCGATTTACAATGAAGAACCTATTATAACAGTCAATGATGTTAATAATACTACAATGAACGAAGGAGGAACTACTTTTGGTTTGATAACTCAAGCTTCAGAAACTAACAATGGAGTTCAGTCTGGTTCTACTCAGTATAAAGATTTCTTTGATGGGTTTGTTGATACTACTAAAGATTATTTTACAAATTTATTCACAAATTATGAAAATTTAGTAAACGAATATGGTTTAGGAATTTGGGCACAAGTTAATATTACAAAGGACTATTATGACGGATATATTGATAATCTAAAGACCCCAAATAGTAGGTTATTACAGATATATGGTAAACCTAAAGATTGGCAAGCAAGTATACAAGAATTGGGTGAAACTCTTAAAGAGTCAATTAACGATGAAGATGATGATTTAGCAAGTAGTATTAATATCTCAAATCAAATTACTAATAATACAAAAAAAATAATGATAGATAATTATTTGGCATTAGTTGACCAACAAGTTAATTCTGCATTTATATCTATCGCAACATATGTACAAAATATGTCAGATTTACAATTAAAAATGACAAAGTATATGTCAAAAATGGATTGTGTATCTTTTAGTGGAGATGGTAAAATATTAAGTGACGGAAATACTAAGATATATAATTTATCAGGAAATACCTTAAATGGTAACGACACTCTTGTTGAATTCTTTAATGATTATTTGGAAGTCTGTTCAGGTGCAAGTACTTGTATTGGGTCATTTGAAACTGAGTTCAGAAACATAATATTTTATCAGCCAAACTACTTAATTGATACTCCTGAGTTATCAAAACCATTTTATAAAGCGTATTTTGTTATAGGATATGATTATGATAATTTAAATTATATGATGTTCCAAAAAATTCTATTGGATAATACTAAGAAAGAAAAATTCATTTCAGACATAACCAAAAATATTACCAAGGAAGCAGATAAACCATTTGCGACCGCAATTGTGACCGCAAAAGTTAATGGATGGATTGAAGCATTTAATAAACAAAAAGATTTTGAAAAACAATTTTTAAATACCCAAAGAGAAGATTTTGAGTTTGGTGGATATCCTAACTTTAATCCTCAAATAAATGGAATTTCTTTAAAAGGTAAAGATAGACCTATGTCATTTGTTACAGGACCAAATGGGACTTTGGATACTGCAATTAAAGATATTTATTCATCAGTTAATTCAGGACCTGCAGACAAATTTAACGGTAAAAAACAATTTAACTAAAAATGGCTAGTCAATATTATAACAGATATCAGGATTTGATAGTAAATGGACAACAAACTATTGTACCATTTGTTAAATTAATTCCAAAAAGTACAGATAAAATTTACATATACAGGACTAGTATATCAAGATTAGATAAAGTATCCCAAACATATTATGGTTCTCCATATTTTGGGTGGTTAATATTACAGGCAAATCCTGAGTACGGTAGTTCTGAAATAAACATACCTGACAATGCCAGTTTAAAAATTCCATTTCCTTTATTGGCAACTCTGTTAGATTATAAGACAGCACTACAAACGCATTTTTATTATTATGGGAAATGAACAAATATATTTAGAAAATGAATTTGATAATATTGCACTTATAAATCCTAATAAGATTATCAATTCTGAAGGATTTCCCGAGGACAGAAATATCAAACAAGAAGATTTAGTTATCTATGCGAATTTGGAGTGTAACTTACAACCAAGAAGTAGACTATTGGCGGGTAGTGATGCGCAAAGACTGGAAACTGTTGCAATTGCAACTGTAAATTTTTTAAAACCAAACGGACAAGATTACCTATCAACTAGATGGACAGAACTACAAAGTAATTACCAAGACCCAAATTATGTAAACGCTGAATTACTTGGAATCACCAATATTAGATATAGAGTTAGTTCTTCACAATCGGCGACCGTAGATATTCAGTTAGAAGATGTGAGAGGAAGAGCATTATTTGAGTCAAACAATAATTCAATATACTCTGTATTTTTTAATTTACCATATCCTACGTTTTATTTAACTATGAAAGGATATATGGGTAAGGCGATTCAATATCAACTAATGTTGATGAAATTTCAAGCGTCACTTGACCCAAGTTCAGGAAATTTTTTAATAACATTAAATTTTCAATCATACAAATTTAATGTGTTAGTCGATATTGCATGGGGATATTTGTTGGCAACACCAAATATGTATGTTTCACAAACTAAACAAAATTTACAAATTGAATCAACTAGTCCTACTAATTCTTCAGTTTCCCAAATAAATGGAGGTGCGACACCTGTAGTAACTTTAGACAGCCCACAAGGGTACAAAAAAATAATACAAATCTACGATGAGTATAAATTAAAAAAATTAATACCTCAGGATTTTCCATACCTTACTATACAACAATTAATAATTAGACTAGAAAATTTCCAAAAAAATCTTTTATCTTCTTTTGGTAAATTATCAGTTGACCAACTTACTGATTCTCAAACTTTTGAACAAATACTAAAAGAATTTTTACAAATAGTTAAAACTGCGAGTGGTACTACATCATGGAAAGGGGAATTTTTAGATGATAAAAAGTTCTATATAATTAAAGACAATAATAATAGTTATTATAAACTATTTCCATATAAAGATGAGATTACAAATTACCAAACGGCCGAATCAAAAATAGCTCAGATAATCCAAGAGTACAACACAAAATTATCAGAAGTTAATACTTTTGGAGAAAAAAAAGGTAAAGGAAATTATGTGATTCCATCACCAATTTCAATTAAATCAGTAACTGGGTCCAAACCTTATGTCCCGTCAATATCAATTATTGATGTTAAACAGACTGCAATTCAAAGAACAGGTTCATCAAATCAAACTGAATTACAAAAAGAAGAGGCAAACATTAAAAAAGAACTTGAGTTATTAGAAAAGAAACAAGTTGCGGAACTTTTGGCAAGATTTAAACCTGGTCAACCAGTGCAGGATATACCTGTCTTATTTAGGTTTGATGGAGAAGGATTTTTTGATGGTCAAATAAACTACATGAAAACAGTCTTAAATAACAAATCAAAAGTTATTAGAGAAAATTTAACAAATGATATTAATAAAATCATTAAATCTGACAAAGGAATTGGGTTTGAGCCGACTTTAAGAAACGTTATTGCGGTTATTACAGCATCCTGTGATGCGTTTTTACGATTAATGGATGAGGTACACATAAAAGCATTTGATAATAGAAATAATTTAAAGAAAAAAAATTCAGTTAGAAATGATGTTAAAAATGACCCCGACTCACCAGTTTATCCTTGGCCACAATATTCTAAAGAAATAAACGTAGATGGTCTTACAAAATTTGATTTAAAATATCCGGGGGACCCTGAGTATATTGATGATAGTGGGGCTAACGATGTCAATGCTTGGCCTGAAGTTGAGTTTGTTGAAGAATTTATAAAAGGATATATCAAAAGACAGCAATTACCAATTTCACCTACACCCCAATCTAATGAAGATACGACAATAAAAAGATTATGTTTGGCGGGATTTGATACCCCATCCAACGTTGTTTTTAGTAACTACCAAGAAATTTATTTCCTATATGAAATAATAGAAAGAATTGAAACTATAATCCAATACCAAGGATTTTTAAGAGATGATAATTCTTTTGGAAATATTTTAAATTTTTTACAAGCATTAGAAGCGTCAAACGTAATTATATCTTTAGGTTCGGACAACGTTAGTTTAACATATTTTATAAAAAATTTAGAGGTAACAAATTATATTGATTACTTATCATTTTTAAAGTCAATCTCAAATCAGGGAAATGGTACGTTATGGCAAAAATATTCAAGAGGAATACCGACTTCAGAATATCTAAAAAACGAAATAAACAATCCTTCTAAAATTTTATCTAAACCACTACCAAATATTTTTGATTCATTAGTAACCGAAGAAAACGCCAATGAAGTTGAAAATTCATTGGTTAAGTACTTGGAAAGTACTAAGAATTCGGAAATTATATTCACAGATAGATATCCTTTTATTTCTGAAAGTTGGAATAAGTTAAATTTAAAAAATGGGTTACAAAATTTTTCAACAAGAACAGTATTAAACACAAATAAAACCCTTTTTTATAATTCTAAAGTTAAAAAGATTGTTAATTATTTAGATGATTTTACAGATAGTAATCCTGGTGATAATACTAAAATTAAACCTTTTAATTTTTTTGTCAGTTTAAATCAAGAAATAAATTTAGTTGATGCTAATAATAATTTTTTAAGTTTTTACTTACAAAGGACTGAGTCACCTAAAAAATCTTTTTACACAGAAGGTTCAATAATTAATACACCATTTAATGTAAACATTGCATTAACAACAAGCTCAATCTTGAATACTCCATTTTTTATTAAATCAATTCAGAATGGGGTTGAAAACCTAAAAGGTGGTTCGGAGTATCCTTTTTTACAATCATCTTATTTTTTCTTAAACAGTTTACCTCTTTCTAATTTTAAATCAAAATATATTGACATTGATGGAAATGAAAGAGATTACATCGGACCTACTTTTACCAAGTTTGGAGCAATACATAGAATGCCAAAACTTTTAATATGTAAGATTGGTTCTGTTTGGCATAGATATAAAACTTGGATTGATACTGGAAATGATATATTATCAAGTGCTATGGGCTCATTTAATTTCGATAATAGTTTTGACCCAGTAAATAATAACCCATCTTCAAACTACAATATTGTAGTAGATGGTGAAGAAAATTTTATTCAATTTAAAAATTCAGTAACGTCAGATGACGGTACTATGGAAAACATAAATGTTGGTTTCTATCCGAAAGTTTTAAATGATTTTCAGTATTTTTTAAATGATGAGAATCTGTATAGTAGTGAGTCGTTAATTAATCAAGAATTACAAACTATGGTTGATAACAGGGATGTGTTATTAGTATCAAATTCACAATCTCAAATAAATAAAAGTTATGGTTATAATTTGTCAAACCCAAGTCTGGCATTAAGTTACAAAACAACAAGTGTATTACTTAAAAGTTTTGAAACTAATGAAACACCCGTTGATGGTAATTTTTATTTTTCAGCACCTTCTTTTGGTTCAAGATATACTCAAGTGCAATATGAATGTTTTACAGGAGCAAATGCTGTACCTGATGTCTATAATAATGAATTTGTATATAATGGTTCTTTAAGATTTTTTTGGGGAGGAACCCACTTTGGGTATTTCCCAACAGTAAATCAACTTTGTAAGCCTGACCAATATGTTTCACGAACCGCAACCTCATTATGGCCATGGGTTTTGTTATTAGATGATAATGGCGAAAACTCATCCGTTGATTCAATCGAAGATTTATTTTCGGTGTTTACCAAAGAAGAACTTGATTTATTTGAAGAGGAATATAAAAAATTTAGTAGGTCAAAATTCCAAAGCGAAAACGACTTTAATATTCAAAGTTTATTAAGGAAAGCATTATTAGTTAATGAGAATGATTTTTTTAACGACAACTCAAATTTATTAATTGAAGATTTCCAAAGGGCTCAACTTAAAAATTTTAATATAGTAATTGATGATTATATTAATAGGAATTCTCTTTTCCAAAAAGGAAATCCAACAAACTTTAATTTAATAAATTTAAGAACTTTTTCTGAAAAGAATTTTACAGGTAAAACTTCATATACATATTATAAAGAAACTACACCAACTGCAATACCAACCAGTTCTAATACCCAAACTTGGGCAAATTCAGAATTAGAATATGCTGAGGCTTGGAAAAATTTAAAAACTTATGTTGGATTCTCTGAAGTTAATGGATTAAAATACCAAGGGGTAAACTCATATATTACTGACTTTTTTATTGATTTAAATGTTGCATTCACTAGTGAGAATATTATAAAATTTGCCGACGAAATTAAAATTTATGCATCTAGAAAATTAGTTAATAGTGGGGAAACATTTAATTTTAAACAAGAAGTAGATAACTTCTTAGGGCAGATAACTCTAAAGACAAATAACTTTTTCAATGGTGCTCTATTAAAAATGAAAAAAGGTCTCCCAACGGTTGAGAAAAAAGGAAAAGTTGAGGATAGTTCACCAATTGAAGGAGAATTATCAAAATTGCAATATTATAATAATTTTAAAGCAATTAATGATAAGTGGGTTGCGGGTAACAATTATAATAGTGAAACATTATTAGAAGATATACTTTTCTTAGATAGAGCTGGAAGAGACATTGGTGATAAAATATATATTAATGTTTTAGATTTAGTAAGTGGAAATGCCGCCTTTTTAAAAGGTAGAGATGTTGCATCAAATGCTTATACTGCGATTGGAGGGATTATTGAATATAATCACTTTAAAATATTTAACATGCCATCATATATTAATTTCTATGGTGTACAAAATGTGGGAGATACTCAAAATAGTGGAGATACTACTTCTCATCCATTTGCTACAAATTTATTTGGAACGTTTACTGATGTTGACTACCAAAACTCAAAAAGTAAAATGGTATGTGTTTACACTGAAACGGGTTCAGAACATACGGACAATCAATCACCGACAAATGGGTTTTTAGATGATAGTTTTAATTTGGGAGTTGCCACTAACAATCCAAATTTGGATAATATGAGTAATAAAGACGACTACGCCATTTCAAATAAATGTGTTGGTTTTGCTGTTGATTTTGGATTACAAAATCAAGGGGTCTTTAAAGAAATAAATGTTTCTCAAGAAAGTGGACAGGCAACCGCTGAAAGTTTGAAACAGATTTATGACATGGCAAATCTGTATAGTGGTACTAAAAGTAGTAGTCAAAGCGTTAGTTTATATAACATTTATACTACAAGAAGTTATAAGGCTACGGTAACTGCTATGGGAAATGCGATGATTCAACCAACAATGTATTTTGTTTTAAGAAATGTACCATTATTTGCAGGACCTTATTACATTGATAGTGTTGAACATACAATATCTAATAATAATTTTACAACACAATTCACTGGAACCAGACAAAAATTATTCACCCCTCCATTAGAGAATAAATTATTGGAGACTATAAAGACAACGTTTTTAAATGAGTTGATAAATAATCAAGTTCAACAAAGACAGGGGGAAGTAAGAATTGAACAAACTACAATACAAGTGAAAAATAAACTATCAAATAGTGTAACATCTCAGTTTAAACCTAGTACTGTACCTATTTGTCAGACACAACCTGAATACCAAGACTATTCGGTTGCAAAACCAACTGAATTAACCGAGACGATTGACTCAATGTGGAAAAAAGTTAGAGAAAGGATACTTCAAACACCATTAAGTGGTTCTAACTTAGATTACGTTGTTTACACTATTTTCTATGTAAATTCATTTGATGGAGATAAGTTTTCGTTCTATAATAACAACGTATCATTAACTCCAATTGGAACAGGTGTACCAACTTGGGGAGGAGGAACAAGTGGAAGTTTTAATAAAGAGTATATTTGTTTAGAAGGTAATAATAGTCAGAGTCAGGCATTCGTTACGTTTTCAGGTATTACAAATTGTGTTGACTTTAATATTTTGAGATATGAAGAAACATTTAAAACAGCATTAGATAATATAGGAAATGAGGATATCTTTGTTTCAGGGTTTACAAAAAGTTGGATTGAAAGATATCCATATGATAATACAAGGGGTACTACAAATTTATATGACCAATTTGTTGCAACAAATCAAAATGAATTTGATTTATTAAACGGAAAAGTCAGAAAGGCGTATAAAATAGTGAAAGGATACTTATCTCAATAATTTTATAAAAACTTAGATATTTATAATAAAACTTAAAGTTATGGACGTAAAACAATTATTAGACAATTACTTGGGAAGAAAAACAAGAATAACTGAAAAGGATGCCGGTAACGGATTTAAAGAAGTTTGTGATTTGGATACAGGTGATTGCTACACAATTAGAATGAAAGACGGTCTAATTGAAAGAGTTGACAATACATATATGTCAAACAAAAAAATTAATGTTGAAACTAAAACAGGAATTAAACAACTTTTAAACGGTTAAAAAATGGAAATATCGAAAGCAATCTTAGAAGAACTTAAAAAATATAATCAAATAAATAGATATATAGTTGAGCAAGACGCTCCTGAAGTTGGTGACGTTCCACCACCACCCCCACCTCCCGCAGGAGGTGCTCCTGAAGCAGCTGCGGGTGAGGTTGAAACAGCAACCCCACCAGCGGGTGAGACTGAACCACAACCAATTGATGTGGCTTCTGACCCTGATGTTGAAAAAGTTGGTGAGGAAGAAGAGGAAAGTGGTTCTGAAGAGCTTGAGATAACTGACCTTGTTAAATCACAAAAAAACATTGAAACAAAACAGGAAGACTATTTTAATAATTTGTTTTCACAACTTTCTAATTTAGAGAAAAAATTATCTGATATGGATAATGTAATGACTAAATTAAATGACCTTGAGGCTAAAATTGATAAATATAGACCAAAAACACCTGAAGAAAAACTTGAACTTAGAAGTTTGGATTCAGGACCATATAACCAAAAACTTACAGATTTTTTCATGGACAAACAACCAGAAATGCAAAAAACAGGTAAGAACGAATATGTTCTAACAACTGATGATGTTGAAGATTATTCTGTTGATGAAATCAAAAGAACCTTTAATAATTATGGCGACGAAGAAGAGTTTAAACCAATTAGATACTAATTGAAAAACTCTATTTGACTTTTACGGCTGACACACTTACTTTTGTTTATTAACTTTTAAATTTTATATATAATGGCGACAAATTCTTTAGACGCTGTTCTCGCTCAGTATGAAAAAGCGAAATCAAACACAGGTGGTAGTAAAATTTCACAAGAAGACCGAATGAAGAAGTACTTCGCGGCAATTCTACCACAAGGAAAATCAACAGGACAAAAGCGACTTCGCATCCTACCAACCTCTGACGGGTCATCTCCGTTTAAAGAAGTATGGTTTCACGAAGTACAAGTGTCTGGAAAATGGAATAAAATCTATGACCCAGGTAAAAACGACAATGAGCGTTCACCACTTAATGAGATTCACGATGAACTTATGATGACAGGTAAGGCTTCCGATAAGGAACTTGCAAAACAATATAAGGCACGTAAATTCTACATTGTTAAAGTGATTGACAAAGACGCACCTGAGGACGGAGTTAAGTTCTGGCGTTTCAAACACAACTACAAGAATGAAGGAATTCTTGACAAAATTATCCCAATTTGGAGAGCTAAAGGTGATATCACTGACCCTGAAAAAGGACGTGATTTGATTTTGGAACTTACCAAAGCAAAAACTCCAAAGGGAATTGAGTATACAGTTATCCAAACTGTAATGTATGATGACCCTGCGCCACTTCATGAAGATAAAGAGACTATGGACTCTTGGGTGAAGGATGAACTTACTTGGAAAGATGTTTATTCTAAGAAGCCTGTAGAATACTTGGAGGCGATTGCTCGTGGTGAAACTCCACGTTGGTCTTCAGACCTTGGAAAATATGTTTATGGAGACGAGTCGGCAGAAATGACTATGGGTGGAACAATCTCTGACCCACAATCTGAAGACGAACCAGATGGTGACTTACCTTTCTAACTAAAAACTAATATTAATTTAACTACCCCTGAAATATGGGGTAGTTTTTAATCATTTCAAAAATGACGAATCAAGAAAAAATTTCAAAAAAAATGTTTGACGCATTAATTGCAAAATATGCGGCAGAACAAGCAGAAGCTGAAGCAACTCTTTTGGTTTATTTTAATAATCCTGTTGGTATTGGGGAACACCCACAATTGGTTGAAGAAATGGACAAACAAGTTGAAAAACTTGCAAATGCAAAAGATAAAAGTGATGCACTACAACAATTTCAAAAATATAACTAATTATGGCATTAAAGAAAAAAGAATTTTCGTTAGATGCAATCAAGGATAAATACTCCACAAAGACCAAATATAAGGATGAATCATTCTACAATTGTGGTGAAGCGTTTATGGATGCTTGTGGATTACCTGGACCAATTTTAGGTGGTATTAATATGTTTTTGGGTCACTCAAATACGTCAAAAACAACTGCAATGATTTTAGCCGCGGTTGATGCTCAAAAAAAAGGTCACCTTCCTGTTTTTATTATAACTGAAAAGAAATGGTCGTGGGAACATGCTATTGAATTAGGATTACAAGCGGAAAAAAATGAATTCGGAGAGTATGATGGAATGTTTATTTTTAATGACTCTTTTGATGTTATTGAACAGGCAACTGATTTCATAAATCAAATTCTGGACGCTCAAGAAAAGGGTGATATTCCTTATAATATTTTATTTTTGTGGGACAGTATTGGAAGTATTCCATGTCAAATGACATTTGACGGCAAGGGTGGCGGTATGCATTCGGCTAAAGTATTAGCGGATAAGATAGGTATGGGTATCCACTCAAGAATATCAAAATCAAAAAAAGAAGATTATCCATACTATAATACTTTAGTAATTTTAAACCAACCTTGGGTAGAATTACCTGATAACCCATTTGGACAACCTGAAATACGTGCAAAAGGAGGGACAGCAGTTTGGTTAGCAAGTAGTTTAGTTTTTTTATTTGGTAATCAAAAAAAGGCTGGTATAAGCCACATTGACGCCACCAAAAACGGACGTAAAGTTTCTTTTGCAATTAGAACTAAAGTTTCAATTTTAAAAAACCATGTAAATGGTCTTGGGTACAAGGATGGTAAAATAATTGCCGTACCACATGGATATATTGCGGACACAAAAGAAGCTTTGGAAAAATATAAAAAAGATTACTCAAATTATTGGGGTCAAAAGCTTGGAGATTCGTATAATTTGGAAGAAAGTCAAGAACCTGATTTTGAAGAATAAAAATTGTTATTAATAACAATTTTTTAATAAATCTTTATATTTATTATTAAATGGGAAGAACTAAAGTTGATATTAATAAGAAAAAAATGAGTATTTCTGTGGCAGTTGAACCCGAAATACTTGAATATATTAAATCAAGACATATAAACTTTTCTTCATTGATTAATAAATTGATTAAAGATTATATTAAAAATGGAAACCAAAGTTTGTAGTAAGTGTAAGGAAGAAAAAAATGTTTGTGAGTTTGGTAAATTAAAAACTTCTAAAGATGGGTTTTTATATTCTTGTAAAAAATGTAATAATAAAAGAAGCGTTGATTATCGTAAAAATAATCCTGAAAAGGTATTGGAATTAACGAGGAATTGGACCAAAAAAAATCCTGAGTGGGTTTATAATCGTCACAAAAAATGGAGAGAAGAAAACCCATAAAAAAATAAAGAATTAAAAAAAAATTGGTATAAAAATAACCCTT